AACACTTATGAATATTATTATTATAAACATATAAAATTATATAAACCTGTATTAAATGATATAATAAATTATAAATTTAATATATATATGAAACAATATATTCAATATAGTGACTTATATAATAATTATACTATTTTATCTAAATATCCATTTAACTATTATAATATAAATAATAACTATAATATCTATAAAGAATATAAGAAGTCATATCTGAATAATAATCAAATTTTATATTAAATATAAATCATTTATAATAATATCATTTCAATTCTTAATTAAAAATTGATTTTTTAATTAATTATTCATAAATAAGATAACTAATATGGATAATGATTTTGAAATTTTCAATGATGATGATTTTGAAAATTATTTAAATATTTCTAAAGAAAATGAAATTAAATTAGCTGAAGATAATATTAAATATAAAAATTGTGATAAATGTGATCAACCTATGCAACCAAATATTAATAATACATTAACATGTATTAATTGTGGTTTTGTAAAAATGGTTATTATTGAAAATTTAGAATATGAACCTAGTATGAATGGGTATAATACAAATAGTAATTTTCATATACCTATTAAATGCGTTGGTAGAAATTCTTTTCAATATCAAAAACAATTACGAAATAATACATCACAATATTCAATAATTCAAGAAACAAATTTAAAAAGAATTTTAGAAAAACTAAATTATCAATCAGAAGGATTAGTTATTCCTAAAAATATAATTTCTAATGTTTTAGAACAATATAAAATAATAAGAGAATTATCTAAAATACATAGAGGAGAAATTCTTAAAGGTATTATAGGATCATTAATATATTATGAATGTTTAAAAGAAGGAATAGTAAGAAAACCAAAAGAATTAGCTATATGGTATTCTATATCAGAAAAAGATTTAAGTAAAGGCGATAAAATATTAAGAGAATTAGAAGAAAAAAATATTATTAAATTGCCTATTAATAATGATAATAATCAAATTTATATAACTTCATATTTAAAACGTTCAGGAATTGATATTAAATATCAAGATTTTTTAAATGAATTATTAGAAAGATTAGATATACATAAAATAGGAAATCCTAATGCCAGATTAAGTACAAAAGTATCGGCAATATTATTTCTATTAATTATTTCTAAAAAGATGAATATTTCATCTGACGAATTAGCAAAAGAATTTAATATATCAGTATCTACCTTTAAAGTATTTTATTTAGATATTGTAAAAAATAATCATTTAATAATTGATATATTAGAAAAATATAATGTGGAATTACAAAAAAAAATTCCTAGAAAAACCCGACAAAATAAAAAAACAAAATAGAATACTTCATAAAATTTATAACGTAACTTTACTTAAGTTTCAGATGAAGTATCATCTGCATTTTCTTCATTTTCTTTATATTTATCATATATATTTTTTAAAATAATATTTTTACCTGAATCAACTTTAGTAATATTATTATATAATATATCTATAATTTTATTTTTTTTAAGTATATCCGTTTTTTTTCCGGTTACATCTGGATGATTTTTTAATTCATCTATATCATTTTCTGTATATAACACATCAATATATTCATTTAAATTTTTTTTTAATTTATCTTTAAAAAATGCATTTTTTGTAAGTATTTTTGATGATTTTGTTGATGATTTTGTTGATGATGTATTTGTAGGTTTCTCAATATTACACATAATATCAATTTTTGCTCCCATTTCTGTAGCAATTGTTTGTACTTCAATAGAATTATGAATCATAACCTGTTCTATTTGTTTTTTATATTCTGAAATACTACTTTCTATATGCTTATTTTGTTTGCTAAATTCAATTTCAATATATTTTTTGATTAAATGATCAATAATTTTATTTTGCTCATTAAATTTTAATTCAATAAAATTTTTAATATCTTCCATATTTAAATTGATAAGTATTCTATTATAATTATATATTATTTAATTAATAATTCAATTTTTTATTTTATAATTTGTATTAAGTACTTTTATTATATTTTAATATCCTTTATTATTTATCTAATTAAATATAATAATATTATTTTAATAAAGATAATTATATAAAGATACTACTATTAAAAAAAATTGAAATCATTTATATATTATAATAAAAATAATCATGCAACGTGGACTTTTTTTAGTGTTTGAAGGTAATAATGGAGCAGGGAAAACAACTATTATAAATAAATTATTAGATAAATTGCAATCAGAACCATATGTTATTGATATTATTAATGAAAGACAAATAAATAAATGGAATATATATAAATTTCCTAATAGAAATACTATTTTAGGTAAAAAAATTGATGATTTTTTAAAAAATAAAATTAATTTAACAAAAGATGTTGAATTAAAATTTTTTGCAGATAATAGAAAAGAATTTCAAGCAGAAATGTTATATATTTTAAATAGAGGATATAATATTATTTGTGATAGATATGTGTATAGTAGTATGGCTTATACATTAACATCACAATCAGTTGATATTATAAATAAAAAAGATACTCAAATATTATCTATGGATCAAATTATAAAATATGATTATAATTGTATAAGACCTGATTATGTCTTTATAATTTGTGGAGATTTTTTACATCTACGTAATGAAAATAAAGAAAAATATCATAAAAATAAACTTTTTAATAGTATATTATTAAATAATTATATATTATCAATTCAAAGATATTCAACTAATTTTGCTATAATAGATAATATTTATGGCAAACTAGATGAAACTATAGAAATTATTATTAAGATTATTAATGATATAAAAAATAAATAAAGTAATACGTGTGATATTTTATATAATAAAAATTGAATATTTTTATTTTTTTTATTATAAAAATGGAATTATTTAATAATAATCAAGTTTTTATATCAGATAAATCATTTAAACAAAACAAAATTATTAAAAAAGAATTAAGATATGATGTAAATACTTATATTAATTTGAATAATTTAGTATGTATAGGTGGTGAATCATATTTATTTGGAATTATAAATAATAATATAAAATATATAAATCATTATACAAATTCTATTCATATATATAATGATGCTAATAAAAATAATTATATATATAGAAAAAATTTAAATAATAATATTATAAATTATAACACATTTACACATATATGTAGTGGCGATATTCTAATAATTAATATTGCTAAATTAAATATCAATTTATTAAATATTATAAATAAGCGTTTTTATCAAAAAATAATTATAATAAATTGTCATCATAAAGAATTTTGGAAAAGAATAAATTTACTATCAAATTATATATTAATCTTAAGAAAACAATATATAAGTAAATTATATTTTGTAACTGTAAATATATTAAAATATAAATATAAATTACCAATATTTATTCCATTAGGTACTTCATGTGCAGTTGCATATCAATTAAATAAATTAGGTTTAAGAAAAAAAAGTTATCCATTTGATTGGGCAAAATTATCTATTAATAAAATAAATAATGTATTAGAAAATAATTTTGACTCATTTAGTAATTTGCATATAAAAAAATTTTCAGATATGCATATACATAAAGATAATTATAAAAATTCATCTAAATGTACTAAAATATCTGGTTCTTATATATTATATAATACATATAATATTCAATTTGCTCATGAATTATTAATTAATAATAATATTAATATGGTAAAAGAAAAATTTAATAATAGAATTAAAAGATTTTATAATATTTTTGAATTTATTTATTTTATAATTTTAGACATAGATAATAATCAATCTAATAATCAATCTAATAATCAATCTAATAATCAATCTAATAATCAATCTAATAATCAATCTAATAATCAATATATACAAAAACTTATAAATAATTTAGATAAATTTTTTGTATCTTATAAAATATTATATATAAGTAATATAAAAGTAAATGAAAATAATAAAATTAAATATATATTTTCCGAAAATAAATTTATAGATTGGCAATATTCTAATATAGATTGGTTTAATCTAATTTATGAAAATATCTAATTTATGAAAATATCTAATTTATAAAAATATCTAATTTATAAAAATATCTAATTATATTTTTAATAGTAACATATTAATAATAAAGTTTTAATAATAAAGGTTTAATAATAAAGGTTTAATAATAAAGTTTAATAATAAAGTTTTAATAATATAATATATATAATAATTTCTTTGGATTTTTTTTTATTTTTTGAAAATATGGAAAATTTATAAATTAACCATAGAAAAAATACATAAAAAATACATAAAAAATACATAAAAATAATAATTTATTATTATATTAAAGAAATAAAAGTATATTTAAAAATACATTTGATTATTTTTAAAATTGAATTTAATATCGATTATTAATACTCTAAAATATAATAATATGGACGTTGTTGAATATCACGTTATTAATCGCAATGATGAAAGTGTTCCTTTAGATTTTAATAAAATTCTATTAAGATTAAATACACTTAAAAAAATTACACCTGAATTAATTGTAAATGTTGGATTAATTGCTCAAAATACTATTAAATTAATGGCAAATAATATAACTACAATTGAATTAGATAATATTTCAGCAAATTTTTGCGCATCTATGATTACAACTCATCCAGATTATGGTACATTAGCAGCTCGTATTGAGATTGATAATTTACATAGAGAAACTTTAGATGATTATTATCAAACAGTATTAAATATTAATGATTATTTTATAAATGGTAGACATACTACAATTTTAGATGAAAAATTAGTAAATTTTGCATTTAAATATCAATCTGATATTAATAAAATTATCAATTATAAAAATGATTATAATTTTACTTATTTTGGAATTAAAACATTAAAAAAAGCATATTTATTAAAACATATTACAAATAATAAAAATAAAATTTTAGAAAGACCACAACATATGTATATGAGAGTATCAATTGGTATTAATTTAAAGAATATTTCTGAAGATGGATCAACTGATCAAGATACTTTAAATGAAATTTATGAAACATATGAAAAATTATCAAATAATGAGTATATTCATGCAACTCCTACATTATTTAATGCAGGTACAAAAAGACAATCATTATCATCGTGTTTCTTATTAAATGTTGATGATGATTTAGATGGTATTTACAAAACATTATCAGATACAGCAAAAATTTCTAAATGGTCTGGTGGTATTGGGATTCATGTATCTCAGGTAAGAGCTAAGGATTCAATTATTCATTCAACAAATGGAAAATCAGAAGGTATTGTTCCAATGTTAAAAGTTTATAATGATTCAGCATTATATGTATCTCAAGGAGGTGGTAAACGTAAAGGTTCTACCGCAGTATATCTTGAAGAATGGCATGCTGATATTGAAGGATTTTTAGATTTAAAAAAACCAATTGGTGATGAAATGTTAAGAGCAAGAGATTTATTCTTAGCTTTATGGATTTCAGATTTATTTATGAAAAGATTAGAACATGCTATTAAAACCAATGAAGAAGTTATGTGGAGTTTGTTTTGTCCTAATAAAGCAAAAGGTTTACCTGATGTTTATGGTGAAGATTTTGAAAAACTGTATATTTCTTATGAAAATAAAAAATTATATAATAAGCAAATTAGTATTATTAAATTATGGAAACATATTTTAGAAGTACAACAAGAATCTGGTACTCCTTATATTATGTTTAAAGATGCTGTAAATCGTAAAAATAATCAAAACAACTTAGGAACGATTAAATCATCTAATTTATGCGTTAAGGGAGATACGCTAGTTTTAACTAAAGAAGGTTATTATCCTATTAAGGATTTAGCTAATAAAAATGTTGAAATTTGGAATGGTAATGAGTTTTCATTATCCCCAGTAAGAAAAACAGGAGAAAATCAACAATTACTTAAAATCATTACAGATGATGGATGTATTTTAGAATGTACTAAATATCATAAATTTCATATTGTATCAGGATCTAGAAATACTAAATATATTATTAAAGATGCCAATGAATTAAAAAATGGTGATAGATTAATAAAATGTAATTTTCCTGTATTAAAAGGAAATATTGATTATGATTTTGAAAGTCCTTACACACACGGTATATATTGTGGAGATGGAAGTAATTATAAATTAAAAAATTCAATCCAACCATTTATTGATTTATATCATGAAAAACAAGATTTATTACAATATTTAGATTATGATAGAGTATTAACTCATAATGAAACAAAAAATAGTACTCGTATTATTTTAAATAATACATTAAATTCTAAATTTGATGTACCAATTTATGCATCATTAAATAATAAATTAAAATGGTTAGCTGGCTATATTGATGCTGATGGTACTATTTGTAAAAATCAAGATTCTAGGTGTATCCAAGTAGCATGTATTCATAAAGATTTCTTATATAAAGTAAAATTATTATGTAATACTTTAGGATTAAATCCTAAAATTACTAAAAATATAAATGCTGGAGAAAGAATGATGCCAGATAATAAAGGCTTAGGAGAAATGAAATTATATAATTGTACAGAAGTATATAGATTATTATTTAATACTTTAGATACATATAAATTATATAATGAGTTGCAAATTCCTACAAAAAGAGTTCTAAATGATATTTTAACACCTCCTCAAAGAGATGCTAGAAAATTTGTAAGAATTCAATCTATTGAAGAAGTAAAAGGTTTACATGATACATATTGTTTTAATGAACCTAAAAACCATACAGGTATCTTTAATGGTATTATTACGGGAAACTGTGCTGAAATAAATATTTACACTGATAAAGACAACGTTGGAGTTTGTAATTTAGCATCAATATCATTACCAAAATTTGTAGAATATGATGAAAATAATAATCCAGTATATAATTACAAAAAATTATATGAAATTGTTAGAATTGCAACCAGAAATCTAAATAAAGTGATTGATAATAATGTATATCCAGTAAAAGAAGGTGAATATTCAGATTCATTGAATAGACCAATTGCAGTAGGCGTCCAAGGATTGGCTGATGTATTTTTCAAATTAAAATTACCATTTACTTCAAATGAAGCTAAAGAAATTAATAAATTAATTGCAGAAACCATGTATTATGCAGCATTATCAGAAAGTAATGATATGGCAAGAAAATTATATAAAACTTACAAAAATTATAAAACTTCTATGTCAGCAAATGGCATATTACAATATGATTTATGGAATGTCACACCAAGTAATCTTTGGAATTGGGATGAATTGAAGGAAAGAATTAAATATTTTGGATTATATAATTCATTATTAATAGCATTAATGCCTACAGCTTCTACATCACAAATTCTTGGTAATTATGAGATGTTTGAACCTATTACTAGTAACATGTTCATTCGAAGTACATTATCAGGAACATTTCAAATTATTAATAAATATTTGATCAATGATCTTATGAAATTAAATTTATGGAATGATAAAATGAAACAACAAATAATTGCAAATGATGGTTCAGTTCAAAATATTGCAGAAATTCCAAAAAATATTAGAGAAATTTATAAAACGGTATGGGAACTTAAACAAAGAGATCTTATTGATATGGATAGAGATAGAGGGGCATATGTATGCCATAGCAGTTCTTCAAATAGATATGTTAAAAATCCTACAGATAATAAATTAACATCAATGCATATGTATTCTTGGAAAGTTGGTTTAAAAACTGGATGTTATTATTTAAGATCACAAAGTGATGCTAATGCAGTGAAATTTAATGTAGATGTTAAAATTTTAAAACAAACTAAAGAAATTAATACACAATCAATTGCTAATAGAGAAGTCGAGGAAGAATGTTTAGTATGTAGCGCATAATAATATCATACAAATAATATTTATATATAACTTTTTTTATAATTTTATATATAACTTTTTTTATAATTTTATATATAACTTTTTTTATAATTTTTTTATAATTTTTTTTATAATTTTTTTATAATTTTTTTATAATTTTATAATAATTTTTTTTATAATTTTTTTATAATTTTTTTATAATTTTTTTATAATTTTATAATGAAATCATATATAAATATTTTGTATCAATATTATATATAAGTTTATTATGAAAAAAATAACTAACATTATAGAAAAAACATATATATTAACTAAAGATGGATATTTTTATATAGATGATTTACTAGGAACTAATATAATTTGGGATGGATATAAATGGAGAGAGGTAATTATTTTTCAAAATGATAATATATTACAAGAAAAAACTTATTATAAATTAATATTTAGTGATGGATGTGAAGTAATATGTGATTCTACTCATAAATTATATATAGTAGATGATATGTCTTCAAATATATATAGAACAATACCTATTACTAGTATAAAAGAAAATTCATTATTATATAAATATTCATTTCCTTTTATAGAAGGTGATAATAAAAATAATTTAAAATATCCATATATATCAGGATATAATATTGGCTATATGTATAATATTAATAATATTAATAATGAATATATTTCTAAAGAACATATTGATAATATTTATATCAAAATTCCTAATATTATTTATAATATTGATTCTTCAAATTTATCTACATATATACCTATTAATGCTTCTCTTAATAATAGATTATTATGGTTAAGTGGACTTATAGATGTTAATGGATCTATTACTAATATTAAAGATGGTATTTATCTAAATATAATAGTAAATTCAAAAGAGTTTGCAATGAAAGTTAAATATTTATGTAATACATTAGGAACAAACCCAAGAATCCTAGAAAATACTGAAATTAGGAAGGTTATATTAAATAAATCACCTAATTTATATAAAAATATACAAGAAAATTCAAATAAAAATTATAAAAAAAGATATACTTTAATATTTAATGCTGAGGATACAAATAAAATATTTTTAGAATATGATATTAAAACATATTATTTTATATATGATAAATCACAATATAGTTTAGATCAAGATATAAATAGATATTTATCAATAAAAAAAATAGTCAAATTTATTGATATAAAAAAATCATATTCTATTACAGATACATATTCATTAATTGGTAATGGTATTTTGATTTGATGTTTTTATTGCATATAATTCATTTAACATACTATTTACATCTCTTCCGCCAGAATAAGTTTTATAGTATAAACTATTTACAAAAATTATGTAAGTAGGATAGCCTTCAACTTTATATCCATATAGAAAATTATTTAATGTGTCGATTGCTTCTGGATATTTAGTACAATCAAACTGAGCAACTACATATGTTTCATTATCATTTACTCTATATGATAAGTCTATATAATCTTTTTTAGATTCTATACAATATACGCATGTAGGACTATAAAATTTTACAATTGTTAATTTATCATTGTAAGATGAATTTAATTTTTGCATATTCATGCCATTAGATTCAAAATCAAAATTAGATAATTCAATCGGGCCTGTAAAATTGTTGTCATTAAATATACTCATTTTTATATTTATATAAATATAATTTATATAATTTATATATAAATAATATAAAAGTTATATATAATATATTTATATTATTATTAAATATGAAATATTTTAATATTTTTTATATAATATTTTTCATTATACTTTTAAATTATTTGATAAATTATACAAATTTATATAAAAAATGTATAATTAATGATAAAAATAATAAAAATATTAATAACCAGACTGAAAATAATAATATGAAAGATTTTTTAAATGGATATTGGACATCAGATAATGAATTTGCACAAAATTCAGAAATTGATGAAATGATACTAAATATTGATATTAATTCAATGACAGGATTTTTAGTTATTATAGTAGATAACAAAATAGTAATTAATGATGATTTTGATATAATATTAAATACTAATTGTAATGAGACTGAATTTGTCTCAAATAATATAAATTTTATATGGAATGAAAAAAAATTTAAAATGCATATATTTAAAAATAAAGGGTTATTACAATTATATCATAACAATATATTATATGCTAGTCTATATAAAGATAATAAAATTACTGCATTATTTAATTAATAATTAATTTAAAAATCATCATCTAGTATAATTTGATGATTATCAATCGATAATGTTGAGTTTGCTTTAGAATATTCCGTAACTCTGTTTTCAAAGAAGTTTGTTTTGTTTCTTAATCCTATATTTTCCATAAATGCAAAAGGATTTGGTGTATTATATAATTTAGGTATATCTAAATTTTCTAATAAATTATCTGCTACAAATTCAATATATTTTTTCATTTCATTAGCATTCATTCCAATTAAATTACAATTAAATGATGAAGTAATAAATTCTTTCTCAATATTAACAGCTTCATCTATAATTAATTTAATTTTTTCATTATCACAATTAATATCATAATCATTTCTGTCTTTTAAAATATTATATAATAATATTGCAAAGTCTCTATGCATTCCTTCATCTCTAGATATAAATTCATTAGATTTACATAATCCATTTAATATATTTTTTTCTTTTATCCAATATATTGCACAGAATGATCCAGAAAAGAATATTCCTTCTAATACTGCAAATGCAATTAATCTTGTACCAAAACTAGATGTAGTATCGTTTATCCATTTAAATGCCCATTCACTTTTATTTTTTATAGTTGGAATGTTAACTATTGCATTTTTTAATTTTATTTTTTCTTGTTTATCTGTAATATATAATTCTAATAATGTTTCATATGTAATACTATGTATATCTTCCATCATTTTTTGAAAATTGTAAAATAATTTTGTATATATTTTTAAATCTTTTGGCAAACTGTCAACATCTTCCATAAATCTATCTTCTAAATTAATATTAACTATCTGATCAGATTGAGCAAAAAATGCTAATATATTTGATATAAAATATTTTTCATCATTATTTAATTTATTATCCCAATCATTTTTATCTTTACTAAAATCTAATTCTTTTTCAATCCAAAAACATGATCTTGCTAATTCATAAAAATTATAAATTTGACTATTTTTAATAGGAAATATATTATCAATTTTATTAGCTAATGACATATCTTATATATATATAATGATTTATATTTTAATTCAATTTTTTTTACAAAATATATTTATATATTAAATATAAAAAAAATATATTTATATATATCATATATACACTACTATATACATAATCTTATATAAAAAAATGTAATAGTTATTTTTTACTATAAAAAGAAAATATCATAATTTATGAAGTGAAAATATTATATGATTTATAGAATAAGTTATATATTATATATGAGAGTATATAAATATATTATATGACTAATTATATTATTATAAAA